GAGTTACTGCAGATAGTAGAATAGGAAAATCACACACTAAAGTACCTGGTATAGATAATGATCGGGGATTTGGTGGAACATGTTTTCCAAAAGATCTAAACTCACTTATTGTTCAGATGGAATCTCATGGTGTAAATGCTGACATGCTCAAAGAAGTATGGAAGTATAATGAACAGATTAGAAAAGTTATTGATTGGCCAGTGACATGAAAGTATTAGTAACAGGACACAAAGGATTTATTGGTCGGCATGTTTTTGCTGACTGGAGAAGAGAACTAGGATATGCACATGTTCGTGGTATAGATCATCCTGATTGCGTATCAAGTTTTAAAGGTGGTGACTTTGATCTAGTCATTCATCTTGCTGCATGGGCAGACATTCGTGAGAGTATAGCATCTCCAGATGCATATTATATCAATAACGTGGTTAAAGCAAAACCATTGTTTGATTGGTGTAGAGAGACAGATACTCGATTACTATATGCATCATCAAGTGCTGTTGATGGTAATTATTGGGAGAACCCATATGCTATGAGTAAGTGGATCAATGAGCAGATGGCTCCTCCTAATTCAGTCGGAATGAGGTTTACAACGGTCTATGGCCCCGATACTAGAGATAATATGATGTATGGGTTACTCAGAGACAAAAAGGCAACTTATGTGACAAATCATAAAAGGGATTGGATTCATGTTCATGATGTCTGCACTGCCATAAGATTTCTTGCTCCTAGCACACTCACAGGCCCTGTTCCTATTGGATATGGTCAGTCAGTTCCAGTTAAGAGTTTAGCAGAAAAATTTGGTCAGGGTGATTTACCAGTAAAAGAGTTTACACCTGGTGAAGTTGATGATAACGTAGCAGATATATCCATGATGATGAGTATAGGATGGGTTCCAACAATAAATATTCTTGATTAAACCAGTTTAAAAAGTTGCACACTATCCATTCTTTAGGGAGTGGATTCGCTGTATTATGGCCATATACAGAGAAACACAGATGTCATTACAAGAAATCAAATCAACCCTTGCCAAACTACTAGCAACTGAAGATCTAATTGTAGAACACAAGCAAGTTGAAACAGCATCATTCAATGTTGAAACTCGTGTTTTAACATTACCACTATGGGAAAAAGCAACCAACTCAGTATATGATATGCTTGTTGGTCACGAAGTATCACACGCACTCTTCACTCCTAATTTTGATTGGTCAATAGATAATCCACTTCCACACGGTGTTGTAAATGTGGTTGAAGATGCTCGTGTTGAGAAGTTGATGAAGCGTAAGTATCTTGGCATTGCAAAGACATTCTTCAATGGATATAGTGAGTTACATTCTCAGGATTTCTTTAGTGTGAAAGATCTTGATATTGATGAGATGAATCTTGCAGATCGTATAAACTTATTCTTCAAGATTGGTAGATTTGTTGACATTAGTTTCACAGAAGAGGAGATAAAGATTCGTGATTTGATTGAAGCTGCTGAGACATTTGATGATACACTTCATGCTGCAAAGGTTCTTAATGACTACTGTGAAGAAGAGATGGATAGAAAAGGTGCAGATGCAAAACCTGATGATGATGAAAAGTTAGTAGAGTTAGAGATGCAGGGTGGTAATGGTCAAGGTGATGGTGATGGCGAAGGAGAAGGTCAAGGTAAAGGTAAAGGAAAGGGTGATGAAGATGGTGAAGAAGATCCAGTAGAAGAAACACCTGACCAGTTAGTTATTGATCCGAACCAACCTTGGGATCAGGGATCAACACAAGTTGGTGGATTGAAGGGAGCCACTGGATCAGTAGACAAAGAAGTTGAAGTTAGAACTGCTGAGAAATTAGAGGAGAATATCAGAGAACTCATCAATACAGGTGGTCGTGATCATGTGTATGTTGGCATTCCTCAAGTTAGTCTTGATACTATCATCGCTGATAATAAAGAGGTTCATGATTACATAGATGAATCTTTTGCAGCAGATGAGAAGAAATACAATGATGAGATTCTATCAGAAAGAAAAACTGTTTGTCGATATAATAATAGAACTGGTGAGTATGAGGATGTGCTACTTAAAGCTCTCTTTGAGGAAGCAGATGATGACTTCTATGCATTTAAGAATAGTGCAAAGAAAGAAGTATCTTACTTAGTCAAAGAGTTTGAGTGTAAGAAATCTGCTGATGCATACTCTCGTTCATCTACTGCTCGCACTGGTGTTCTTGACACAGCAAAACTTCACACATATAAGTTCAATGAGGATCTATTCAAGAAAGTAACTATCGTTCCAGATGGTAAGAATCATGGCCTTGTATTCATACTTGATTGGTCTGGTTCTATGAATTACATCATGCAAGATACTCTAAGACAGTTATACAATCTAATCTGGTTCTGCAGAAAAGTTCAGATTCCATTCGAGGTTTATGCCTTTACTAATGAGTGGAATGAAAGATCAGATATGTCTTGGAATGCTGAAGAGCAAAGATATGTTTCTAAATATTCTCCTCTAAAAGAACATTGTGAAAGAATAGAGCATGAACTCTATGTTGATAGTAGATTTGCTCTACTTAACATATTGACAAGTAAAACAAATGCTAAGACTCTAGAGAAACAGATGATCAATATCTGGAGACTAGGATGTAAGTTTAACAACAATAGTTACACATTTTACAATATTCCTCGTAGACTAAGTTTATCAGGCACTCCATTGAATGAAGCAATCGTTGCACTACATCAAATTATTCCACAGTTCCAGAAGGATAACAAAGTTCAGAAGGTTCAGTGTGTAATACTAACTGATGGTGAAGCAGGTTCAATACCTTACAACAATACTGTAGAGCGTAGATGGGAAGATGAACCATACATGGGCACTCGTAGCCCTGACTACGGCAATGCATTCTTGCGTGATCGTAAACTTGGTAAGACTTACTTTTTCAAGTATGGATATCATCATTTCACTAACTCTTTACTAGAGAATCTAAAAGATAGATTCCCATCTGTAAACCTCGTTGGTATTAGACTTGTTCCTAGTAGAGATGGAATGCACTTTGCTAGAATGTATGTTGAACCAGAGTCTAAAGAGATGCACAAGATCCAAAGTGATTGGAAAAAGTCTAAGAGTTTTACAATCAAAACATCTGGCTATGATGCATATTTCGGGTTATCATCTAACACTTTAGCAGGTGATGATGAGTTTACTGTTAAGGAAGATGCAACAAAAGCAGACATCAAAAGAGCATTTGCCAAGTCACTCAAGGTAAAAAAACTAAATAAGAGAGTATTGAGTGAATTTATCGAACTAGTAGCATAGGAGGTAAACATGAGTGGCGACACAGGATTACAAGATGAACCAATTATCTTTTATGATGAAGAGATGACTTCAGCAAAGAGAGTTGTTCTCAAACATAAAGGAGTTGAGTTTCATCTTTACAATAAAGTGATGAAGAAAATAAATAAACAAAAATGATTATTTTCTCTTTCATACTTTCGTTATTTGCAAATCACTTACCAGTGATGTATGTTCAAGTGCCTCAATGGGCAGATGATTGGGCAGTGTGTGCAGTAGATATACCTGATGCAAAATGTCATTGGTATGTTATGGCTCCAGACAATACATTCGGTGAGGGGTTTGATTGGGAAAGTGCACCTTGGTTTGATGCCAATGGATTAAATGATGTAGCACCAATGCAAGCATCAACAGTAGTAGAACAATTACAAAACCAATGAAGACATTCAAAGAGTTTATGCAAGAGAGTAGTCTTGCTAGAATAAAAAGTAAATCTGATAAAGGTGGGATGGCTGCATTGTCTGCGTCTAGAGCAGGTAAGTCTGCAAAAGAAAATCGTGCTAGAGCAAAGCAATTAGATAGAGATATTCGTGGCAGAGGATTAGGTGGTGCTACGAAAGTAACTGGTTCATATGTAGAGAAAGGTGATGATGGCAAAGAAAAGAAAGTAAAAGAAAGAAGTCACGTTGTCACCTCTGGAAAGATGGGTAAAAGAAAATTCAAGAAGACAGTAAAAGCACTTGGTAAGAAGTATGGTCAGGATTCCGTATTGACACAAACTAAAAAAACTGGTACACTATCAGCAACACGCAAAGGTGGATTAGGTAAAGCAAAAAATATTAAATTAGGCAAATTCAAGGCTGGTGGCACAAACCCAGAAGGCCAATCACAAATCAAAGGAAAGACTTTCACTTATGGATAAAAAACCCTACGATGACTCCAACTGGAGAGAAGATTACAAACAGTATACAAGTAACAAACGTCATCTTGAACTGTTAGAGAATGGCCCTAAACAGTTATCTCAAGCATGGGTATTGCAAGCATTGTATAACGAATGGAAGAAGATAAAAGGATATGATAAACTAGATCCAAAAGAGAATGAAGGTCAATTACAATCCTCATTTAAAGATTTTGAAACCAGTATAAAAAGTGGCACATAATATGTTTCTTGTTACTCTATATGGATTATACTAGCCATATAGAGACAAATACATTATGACTGCTCCATTTGAATTAAAGATGACTGAACAAGAAGCATTTGACGGATTGAAGAAACAGTTCGGCACTGAGTTCACAACACCAGAGGTTCGTGCATTCTGTGCCATGAACGACATCGCTTATGCTACTGTCACTCGCAAGATTGCACAATACAAAGTTGGTAAAGGTAAGTGGAATCTTACAGTTACTAAGAAAGTTGTTAAAAACATCGAGAAATCATTTAGTGCTCCATCAGTGGAACCTACAACAACAAGAAACCTTATTCCTAATACAGATGATACTTTCGTCAAGTTTGGTTCGTTCAACGACCTTAAAAAGATTATTGGTTCTAAGTTATTTTATCCTACTTTCATTACTGGTCTATCAGGCAACGGTAAGACCTTTGGTGTAGAGCAAGCATGTGCTCAGTTGAAGAGAGAACTTATTCGTGTAAACATTACTATTGAAACAGATGAAGATGATCTTATTGGCGGTTTCCGTCTTGTTAATGGTGAAACCGTATGGCACAATGGCCCAGTCATCGAAGCACTTGAGCGAGGTGCAATCTTGCTCCTTGACGAAATCGACCTTGCATCCA